GATAACACAGGTTTCAAATGCTTGTCGTATATTTGTGTAGCATTTAAGTTATTAGGCAATGTAACAACTGATCTCGTTGTTATATTCTTTTCATAGATGTATGCATCATCTGTATATTGTGTGCTATCACTGTATGTTCCTGTTGGATCATATATGTCTCTGAATCTACTATGCCCACTGTGTACTCTGTTTACGCTTTTAATTTTTCTAATGTTTTGGCTAGCTGATAAAGGCATAATTGTGTAATCATCTGCTGTTACCATTCTATCTTGTGTAGCAAAAAATCTAGGAGCATTTGATTTTATGCTTGCAATACTTTCCCTAGTACTAGCATTTGCTACTGTGCTTTTTAAACTTGCTGTAAATCTTGCAGTGTTTACATTACCGCTTGCACTAATGTAATCAATGTTAAAAGCTACTTGGTTGAAACTGTCAGGTGTTAGTGTATAACTTTGATTAAGACCTGTTCTATACCAAACTCTAATATTACCTCTCGGAATGTTGCCAAAATTACCATCGCCAAATACAATACTAATTTGGTCATTTTCTCTGCTAGCAATAGTATAGATATCTCTTATAGCGTTGTTCTTTGCATTGAACATTGTGTTAGCACCAAACAATCTATCAACTCTACTCCATGTTCTAATGACTTGTCCTGCTTCGTCGATAGTCTGTACCCATACTTCTCCATTTGCTACATTGTCTGCATTGATATCCAATACCATGTTTGGCAAACCGTTGCTTATTGTAA